GGAAAACTTTGTTAATCCATGAAGTGATCCTTTTGATCCACGGCCGTCCACAGTACCACTAATATCATAGCTATCACAACCAAACGCACCAATATGCTCATTACCTGGGTATTTAATTCCATTTTTTACTATTACACTATTTTGTAGATTTATAGATGGAAACCAACTAATTTTAAATCTACCAGCTGGATCTGGATAAAACATCACGTTAGTATCTTTCACTCCATTTATCCATTGAAAATTACCAATGTTTAAAACTCCAGCACTTCTGTTTCCTTCATTATAATCTATTTGTTCGTATATTTTAACTAAATTAAATATACTGTTTTTTGTTTCATCTCTAAACGCATGTTCTTCAGTTCTTGGAAACTGTCTGTAAAATTCGTTTAAAGCGTCTTGATCTCCTTTTAATCCATCAGCTTCGTTTTGCCAGTGATCAATAACACCTACTTCTATTAGTTCACCGTCGGGTCCATAACACTCTCGTGTTGGGGTATCGAAAACT